ATTGGCTGAGATAACTCACAGAAAGAGGGCGGAACCTGTAAAAAGGTTCCGTCTGACTAAACAATCTACAGAAAGTTAAAAGTCAATTATTAAGTCATATGTCAAATGAGATATAGATGTTTTTAGAAGAAAGCGACAGCGAAGACGAGTGAGCGACAGCGAAATGAGTTGATGTCTGCAAGACATCATTGTTAGTGAGACCAAATGAAACAACACATACTTCTAAGTGAACATCAAGTGGCATCAGCAAGTGAGATCAAGCAGTTGTTGCTTGATGGAGATATCACGGAGTTTGTTCCAAAAAATCAAAGACACAAGTTATTTTACAAGATTAAAATTGCTCCATATGCCAGCTACAAAGGCCCATGGGGTAATGAACTCATATATTGGGATGGCGTCAATGCCGCTGTGGTCAAATGTACTGAATCACGTAGCCACGAAATACGACAACACATCAGTGACTGTCTTTTTGGATGACATTTAGCATTGACAACAATGTCTAAATGCGTTATACTATACACTTATAAACAGCACAACAAGGCCTCACAATGATTGATACCAAACCCAACTTAGGTCCAGCAGGCATCGCTGCCAATATCGCACACCTTGAATCTCGTATCCAAACAGCCTACGACAATTGGCAAAAAGAACTCATGGAACTTGAATACTGGATTGACCAACAAGCTGAACTAGAACGCAGTGAGGCCAAAGGTTAATGTTCTCTGATTTGTTTGATGTTGAAGCCACTGGCAACAGGATTGACATACTGACCTGTCAGGGCCGCCCTAGTATTACAGATAAAACTGTGGCGTGGTGGCAAAGTCAAGGATGGCAAGTTGTTCTTTGGGATAATACAGGCTATCTTCCTGCAGTGGGACGCAATCGTATAATCCAAGACTACAAAAATAGTGATAGACATTTGTTAATTATGGCAGACGATGATATTACACTTTACACACATCGTTATCTTACTGCTGATTGGCTTAAGAAACCTATTGCAAATGGTGTCTACACTCTAAACTCAAATCACAAGATGCATATTCTAATGCAATACAGCAGAGATTGGGATCACGGTAATCATCACTGGACTGAAACACATCACATTGGACAACTGTATGTGATTGCTGATAAAAGTATACCTTTACAAGACGAAACATTACCTGCATTAGAAGATATGGACTGGGCTTGGCAATGTCAGGCTATGGGAATAAAAACTCAGATGCTTCATACAGTATTCTTAAGAGAACAAAGTCAAGACAAGGGTAGTATATTTTGTAAAGATAGAAAACGCCGCGTTGAAATATATGCTCAAGCAAAAGAAATGATGCATTCTAAATGGGATGTAAAAAACTACAAAGGTTTTAAAGAAAAGTATGACACTGATAATACGCAATGACCAAGGCCAGTGGTTTGAATTTGAATGTTCTAGTTTTCAAGGCTATGATGTGTTCTGCGCCGTACGTGATCAATGGGACTATGATTGGCACACATATCAAGTCATACATGAAGATCAAGTCCTAGAAAATGTCTTGAATCCCAATGGTCTTGATCCCAGCACTGCTGTAAGCATTCACTAATAAATATCTAAAAGGAGCAGTGATGTCTGAAATACAATTTGTCAAAGAACACCAGCACATGACCAGAACTGCACAGATACTTTGGAATACCACCACTGATGCTTATACTGTGTATTGTTTCTGCTGTGGTGAAGAAACTGAAACTCCCAGCTTTGAATCACAGGCTGAGGCTGATGCTTGGGCTGATGCTTGGGTCAACAAGCAGGCATCATTAACGGAATTTCAGCTTGAAGAAAGCACGGAGTGCGCCTGCTCATAACATCTACTAGGTGACTCTGGTAGTGACAGCGACTTGGGCGGTAACCCATTCTCACACTTCCCCCCGTGGTGTGTCGCGAAACGGGGGATCCTTACGGCTGTGTATTTTGGTGAAATAAGTGATTGACAATAAATACACAATACGCTATAATAACACATAGACAGCAACAAAGAGGATAATATGAATTACGATGCTTTCAAAGTTTTGGCTTTTACACAATATGGTATTAGCCCTCAACTCATTGATGTAATCCGCCCTTGGGTTGAAGAAAATATGCCAACAGGAAAAGGGTCAGCACTTCCTTCAGCATCACTGGGTTATGGAGAACTTGTTGATATTCAAACCGTAGATGCTGGTATGAAAGCAATGCAAGAAATCATTTTTAATAGCACATTAATGGAAACACCTAAAAAGACAGCCAAAGCATTAGAAAAATTTAATAAAGATGCAGGTGGAAGAGAAGGCAAAAACATTTATCGTTATGCTTTAAAAACAGTGTGGTTGATGAGAACAAGGACAACAGAATGAAAATTCTAATACTTTTAGTCACAGTAGCACTCACAGGCTGTGCGGCACCATTTGAAATGTATGCTCGTTATCAAAACACACAGGACCCTTGCCAGAGACAAAACAACGGTGGTAATTACCCTGAATGGTGTGGTGCTGGTGCTGGCAAGAGCTACATCTACAAAGGCCAAGGTGGCGCACCTATTGGTTATATAAAACCACAAATCCAGCTACAAAAGTAAATGACAATAAATACACATATGCCAAGACAAGGAATCAGACCACACACCTGGAAAGTACAAGGGGAAATACCGCACAAGCAGTATACCGCTTGGCTTAGAGCCAAAGCACAGGCTCGCTATCGTGGTGAGCATTGGGATTTGACATTTGATGAGTTTCAGACACTGTGGCATGGTTATTGGACCCGCAGAGGTAGAGGCACACTGAGTTATGTGATGAGCAGACATGATCCAGATGGTGCTTGGGATACAACCAATGCCTCGTGTATGCAGAGAATTGAATATTTGAAACGACAGCAAGAATACAAAAGGAGAAACTAATGGCAACTAGAACCTATGATGACAAGTTAAAAAACATCTGTGATTGGGTAGAAATCACCAATCATCATTGGCGTGAACTCAAGGGTGAAATGTTCAATGACGAACAATTCTGGGATGATACCCTACACGCAATGACCAAAGACGATTGGTGGGATTGGTGTGACATTGCCCCAGCACTGAAAATACAATACAACAAAGCCTGGCGCAGTTTGCCCAAACTTGAAGTCAGCACTGACGAAGTCAAACGTGATTTGATGTTGGGCAAAGCACCCACCAAGAAGAGTCGCAAAGGCAAGAACTTTCAGGCATTTCGCTTGCTGATGAACATCAAGGATTTCATCAACGAAATAGCTGGCACACCTACTGTGCAATACACAGCCAAAGATCGTGAGCCCGTGCCAGAGCCCACACCCAAAGAACGACTTTTTGAATTTGATTGATGTTTCAAGTTAAATAATCACATGGACTTTCATAACACGGGCTGGGACCCTTATCAAGCTCTCAACAAGCATGAACACTTGATCAATCAATTGATAAATGCCAACAACAGCAGTCACGCCATGTTAGCGGACCTCATTGAACAGCATCGTCAATTGGTGCAGATGTTTGCTGAAACACAGCGTGAACTACACAGAGTCAAACAACAGCTAGATAATTCTCATATCAGCCAATAAATCCGTGGAGATTCAAGTATGCTATAAATACTTGTATGACCATCGTAGACTGTGGCAGTGTGCTTCTGCACCCTGTGGCACCCCCTAATCAAGAATACACTGACGTACTGGCTTATCAAGAGCCTGAACGTGATCCCTCTAAGACTGGCAACAAACCCAAACAATTAGTGGCTGTAGAAGTCTATGGCTATGAAGTAGGTCGTGGCATGCGCAAGCGTGTTGTCACACCACAAGAAGTGTTTAAATTAGCCGCATTGGGTTGCACAGACAAAGAAATAGCCATATGGTTTGATGTGGCCTATGAAACACTGAGATACAACTTTAGTGATATCATAGCAAAAGGACGCCAGGAGATGAAGACAGCCCTGCGCAATGCCATGTTCAAGAATGCTCTCAGTGGCAATGCCGCACTGCAGATCTTCCTTGCCAAGAACTTCTTAGGTATGAGCGACAACCCCAGCAATTCAGATGAAACCAAGATATTACCTTGGACGGACGATGAATGAAGATCAAAAGGTTAAAATGAGTTTATCAAATCAAGATAGAATAGCAAGTTATTCAAAGGTCAACGCAAATTGGCAACTGCATTGTGGCAACGATGATAGAATAGTAGGCACCATATATCTAGGCAACAACTATGCCAAAGCCAATGACTACTATGGTGGTTATCAAGGCAACTACCTAAAACGCATAGCTGCCTTGTTTCCTGACAAAACATCAGTGGCTCACCTCTATGCTGGACAAGCAGATGTGTCAGAGTTACCTGGACAAAAATATGATATCAACCCTCAGAGCTCAGACACTCTCTATGCTGATGCTAGAGAAATGTCAAAATATGCTGTTGACAAACATGATCTTTGGGTATGCGATCCACCCTATGGTGAAGAACGCCTGCGAGAATATCAACAACGCTATGGATGCCCAGCTGATACCTTAAACATCAAAAGAGTGTTTAATGAACTGTATCTTGCTTCAGCACCAGGTGCTCACATTGTTTGGCTAGACTGGCAGCGTCCTTTCTACAAGAATGCTGAATGGTTAGAAGAAGGTGCTGTACTGTACAGAGGCAGTACAGGACACAAGGATCGCAGTATCAGTATCTATCGCAGAGCAGACTGATGCCTTTAAGTGCCGCACAAAAGATAGTAGCAGATGATCCTACACGTTTTCGTGTGGTGGTAGCTGGCAGACGCTTTGGTAAAACTCACCTTTCTATAAGAGAGTTATGTTACCACGCCAAGGATCCTGGGAAGGATGTATGGTATGTGGCACCTACCTACAAGATGGCACGACAAATTGTTTGGCGTAAGTTAAAGAACAAACTACAAGATTTAAACTGGGTGGCCAAGACCAATGAAACAGAACTTACCATAATTCTAGTAAATGGCTCAACCATTGCTCTCAAAGGTGCTGACAACTATGACAGCCTGCGTGGGGTGGGCTTGGACTTTATTGTTCTAGATGAATTCGCAGATATTGATCCCATGGCCTGGTACGAAACCCTCAGACCTACACTGAGTGACAAAGGTGGTGGTGCACTGTTCATTGGCACACCCAAAGGCATTGGCAATTGGGCCTATGAGATATATCAAAATAGTCTAGACAATGACACTTGGAAAAGCTGGTCATTTACCACCATTGACGGTGGGCGTGTGCCAGAAGCAGAAATAGAAGCTGCCAAGCGTGATCTAGATGAACGCACCTTCCGCCAGGAATATTTGGGAACGTTTGAAACTTTCTCAGGACGCATATACTACGCATTTGATCGTGCCAGCAATACTCGTAAATACATTGGCACAACGCCAGAGGCAGTGTATGTTGGCATGGACTTCAACATAGACCCCTGCAGTTGTGTGGTTGCAGTCAGACAAGGCGATACCTTACACATCATAGATGAAGTAAGATTGTTTAGTTCAAACACCCAAGAAATGGTGCAAGAACTTAAACAACGCTTCCCCAAATCCAAAATCTGGGTCTACCCTGATCCTGCTGGCAACCAACGCAAGACATCAGCTGGTGGCGCCACTGACATAACCATACTGGCCAATGCTGGCTTTGTGGTCAAAGCCCCACGCAGTCACACACCAGTACGTGATCGTATCAACGCAGTAAATTCTAGATTGTGCGATACCATAGGCATTAGAAGGCTGTTTATAGACCCTAAGTGTAAATACACTATTGAGGGACTAGAGCGTCAGACCTACAAAGAAGGCTCAAGCCAGCCTGACAAAGACTCAGGCTATGACCATATGAATGATGCATTGGGGTATATGGTTGATTACCTATTTCCAGTGCGCCGTGACATAGACCCTGAACTACTGATCCCACAAAGGTGGGGACATAGTTTAGCAAAATAAGGATAAAAAATGAATATCATAGAGACGCTGTCAAATGAACTTAAACAACTGTTACAAGGCAATCTCTTGTATCAGACTTATTCACCACAATGGCAGTATCTGCTAGAATCATACATTGGTGGACAAGAATATCGTGATGCTGAACATCTCACACGCTATCAACTAGAAACAGATGGAGAGTATGCTGCCAGACTGAAAACCACACCCTTGGACAATCACTGCCAATCAGTGATATCAGTCTACAATTCATTCTTGTTCCGTGAAGATCCAGATAGAGATTTTGATAACAATGGTATGACATTTGAACTTGAAATGTTCTTGCGTGATGCTGACCTAGATGGTCGCAGCCTAAACGCATTCATGAAGGATGTGGCCACATGGAGCTCAGTGTTTGGACACGCTTGGATCATGGTTTCCAAGCCCAATGTGGGTGCTACCACAGTGGCAGACGAGCAAGCACAAGGTGTTCGCCCATACGTTAGTCTACTAACACCAATGGTTGTGCTAGATTGGCAGCATCAAAGAGCACCATCTGGCAAAATTACATTAAGTTACTTCCGTTATCTTGAAGAAACCACAGGAGATTTGCGTACTGTAAAAATATGGACTCCTGAAACCATCACTACCACTGTGATTGATACCAAAAAAGGTGTGTTGGTTGACTCTGTAGAAGAAGTCAATGGCTTGGGAATGATCCCAGCTGTGTGTGTCTACAATGGTAGAAGCATAATCCGCGGCTTTGGCGTCAGTGATATCGCTGACATTGCTGATGCACAGAAATTTATCTACAACGCTACCTCAGAGGTAGAACAATCAATACGTATGGATAGTCACCCCAGCCTTGTCAAGACACCTGAAACACAGGCAGGCATTGGTGCTGGAAGCATCATTCATATGCCAGAGAACTTGGATCCAGGCTTGAAGCCATATCTACTAGAGTTTGGTGGCGCTTCTATCAGTTCAATATATGAGTCTATCAATCACACCATTGCCAGCATAGACAAGATGGCCAACACTGGTGCGGTTCGTGCCACTGAAAGCCGCACAATGAGTGGCATTGCCATGGAGACAGAGTTTCAGCTACTTAACGCTAGACTCAGTGAAAAGGCTGATAACCTAGAATTAGCAGAAGAACAAATGTGGGATCTGTGGTTTAGATATCAAGGTCAACAATGGATGGGAAGCATTGAATATCCTGGCTCATTCAACATACGTGATACCAGCAGTGAGATCCAACAGTTGGCCCTAGCCAAGAACACCGCCACTGATCCAGCAGTATTACGCAAGATTGATGAGCATATCCTAGAGTGGATGGGTGAAGACAAAAGCGATTTACCATTCATAGATCCTAATCCACAGCCAGGTAGACTGTATGCTGACGGTGAAGAGATCAATGCTAATCTCCCAGCAGCCTATCAACCAGCATCAAACGCAGAAGTTCCTGAAGGTCAGAACTGTGGCAACTGTGAATACTACAAGCCAGGCGAACTCTATTGCACCAAGTTTGACGCACCAGTTCGTGCAGTCTATTGGTGTGCCAAGTGGGAACCAGCAGAAGACGAATGAGATTAATGGCCACTATCACAGCTGACCAGATGCCTAAAGTCTATGCTCACATACAATGTGATCAATGGGCAGAAGTGTTTGAAGAAGAGTATGTGTTTGTAAATCCTAGTCCAGCATTTAAAATCATGTTGGCATTATTAGATGTAGTGACCTACACTGATGTGCCTGCAGAAGCAGATCTTTATACCAATGAAACTCAAGCACAGTGAAGTCCGTGACTGGAGAATAAGACAGCTTGACATACAGGATTACACCTGTGCGTTATGTGGTGATACTATTGAACCCACAGAAGCTGTGTTGGATCATGATCACAAATCAGGCTTATTAAGGCAAGTGCTCCATAGGGGCTGTAATTCAATGTTAGGCAAGATAGAAAACAACACCGCAAGATCAAGGATGACACCTCAAAGACTAAAAGTGTTTGCACAAAATCTCATAGAGTATATAACAACATCACACACTGAGGTCAGACATCCCACACATAAAACCATAGAGGAGAGAGCGATGATGAAAAAAGCAATGGGCAGAGGCCGTGGACGAGGCAAGAAGCCACCAAAGCGTTAATTGGCTAGAATACTTTGAGAGCATTCAACGAGAATGTCCTTGGAGCCTGGCAGCATACAAACGTGACCTAATTGACATAGTTGATTGGGTTCCAGGCAAGCCTATCGCAGGGCTTGGTCAGTATTCTGCTAGGATGTATGTCATGGACTATCCTGACAACATCATTGAAGCCATGGCCACAGAATTAGACACACAGGATGTTCTTTGTGAGTGGTTGTTTTCATATCCAGGATATGGAGAATTTGCCACACCAGTAAAAGTATTGATCCAGCAGAACCGCAAAGAATTAAACACCATAAGATCAAAACTGGCTGAGGATTAAAAGTCTCAAGATAACTACATAACACGGCATTTCAGGTGAGATGCTATAAATAACATATTAAACACTCCAAGGAGGCGATGCACAATGTCAGATAATACATTGGTAACAGACAACGCAACTGATGCGGCAACTGAACAAACTGAAAATCAGGCACAAGCGACAAAAACTTATAGTCAACAAGAAGTAGACAATATGATGGCCCGTATGAAAGGGTCGTTGGAAAAGAAACTCTTGAAGCCCTATGAAGACTTAGGCGACCCTGTTGAACTTAGACAACTTCGTGAAGAAGCTGCCAAGAAACAGCAAGCAGAAGCAATCAAGCGTGGGGAGTTTGAAAAGACACTACAAGAATTAGCCGCTAAAAAGGATGCTGAAATCTCTAAGAGAGATAGTGTCATTAAAGAATACAAAGTGAATGTGCCTATTCTATCAGCCGCTGCCAAATATAATGCGGTAAATGCTGAACAGGTTAAGGCTCTACTCTCAACAAATGTAAGACTTAATGATAATGGTGATGTAGAAGTAGTAGATGCAAAGGGGAGTGTCCGTTACAATGACAAAGGTGAAGGCCTTGGCGTTGAGGACCTAGTGCGAGAATTCTTAGATTCCAATCCGCATTTCAAACTTGCTAACCCTACAACTACAAATTCCAAAAGCAATATTGTAAACAAGGGCAATGCTCCATTAGACGTGTCTAAATTGGATATGAACAACCCAGAACATCGTGCCTTGTATAGAGAACATAGAAAGACACAGGGTCTTTCCTAACTTAACTAAAGGAGTCTTAAATGACTATTACTAACACAACAACCCTCAACGACCTATTGCCAAGTATCGTTGCAGAAGCATTATTCGTGGCCAGCGAGAAGTCTATCATGCGTGGACTTGTTCGCAACTACACATTGGCAGCAGGACAAGGTAAGACTGTTACAGTTCCTATCTATCCCAAGCAGACAGCGGCTGCATTGACTGAAGGTACTGCACCTACATTCACAGCAATCTCTACAGATGGTGCTACACTAACTGTATCAGAAGTTGGTTTGACTGCACAGATCAGTGACTTGGCTATTATGGCTTCTAGTTCTAATGTAATCAGCGACATTGGTCGTTTGTTTGGCGAAGCAATCGCTCGCAAGATGGACGCAGACTTGTTGGCATTGGCTAACGGCCTATCAGTAACTGTTGGTGGTGTTTCCACAGCGGCTACTCCAGCATTGCTTTTCCAAGCAATCGCTAAATTGCGTAGCCAAGGTTACGATACTGCAAATGATTGTGCTATCGTTCTACACCCTAATGTGGCCTATGATGTTGCCAGCGTTTTAACATCTACTTTTGCCGCTCCTGCGTCAATGGTTGGTAATGACGCATTGCGTAACGGCTTTATGGGTATGCTAGGTGGCGTGCCTGTTTATCAGTCTAGCTTGATTGCTCAGTCAACTGCTTCTAGCAATGCAACTGGTGACTATGCTAACTTGATTATGCACAAAGATGCATTTGGTCTAGCAATGATGCAAGACATCAAGATTGAATCACAGCGTGAAGCAACCAAGCGTGGCTTTGACCTAGTTGGTTCCGCAATCTACGGTGTTGGTGAATTGTATGATGCTGCTGGCGTATGCGGCATATTTGATTCCAGCATTGAGTAAAGGGGAATAACATGGCCTTCGTAATAGAATCATCAACAGTGATTAGTTTTGCGGAGTTTCAAGACGTCGTGAATAAAGATCAACGACTGTTTGAAGCTAATGAAGGCCTTTCTGACGATGCAATTGAACAACAATTGATCAGAGCCACGGATCGCATTTTATCCAAATTGCGAGCCAGTGCTTGGTGGAGAAGTTATTACATCAAGCGTGACGCATCCATAGTATATAATACCGTGGCAGACGTCCCAGCTTTGGATCCAGATAGAATCATAGCACGTCAAAGTGATTTCACAGACCTATGTGTGTTCACTGCATTGGCAGAATATATCCTTCCATCAATAGCGGATTTTGGTAATCAAGACAGTGCAGAACGCCAGAAGATGGCCTACTACACACAACGAGCAGAAAGTTTGTTTGGTGAATTAATCACAGCTGGTGATTGGTATGACTTTGATGACAGCGGCACAATCGCAAGTTCAGA